TAATTTCACTACATGGATTACATCCGAAATTATGTTTCGTATCACGTCTTCCATTCTTTTCTGCTTGCTTTATTGCAGAAGCACGATTAAATATACCACGCTCACCTGACTTACTCTCGTACAAAGATACCCACTCACGCATGAATGTGCCTATCTCTGGTTTGAATTTATATGCCACACTATTATTAGCCAATGCACGTTGACCTTCATTCTCCCACCATTGACCTGACTTAGCATGTGCCATCTGGTCATCTCCAAGATTTGATAATGAAATCAATGCACTACGTCTGACACCACCTACGACAACAACTTCTCCTATCTTACACATTATATCGTGTGCTTCGATAGGCCAAAGTCTGCGTCCAGATGCACCCTTAAACTTCTCAATACAGAAGTTAAATAATTCTATTAAAGGTTGTGGTCCTGATGCTCTGCCACCAAATGTTTTTAGTCTTGCACCTGCAGGACGCACCTCTGATACATCCCACTTAGGTATCTGACCTGCATACAACATAGCAATCAACTCACGTAACGCTCTTGCCCACCCGGGTCTGCTGTCACCAACTTTAATAACTGTATCACTCTTTTCAAAATGTTCATTTACTATGGGTAATTTATCTATGTTGCTACGCTCTACAGAAAAGCCTACACCTGTTCCACACATTAGGATGTACATAGTCTCATCAAATGCTCTAGGGCTATCTACAGGCACGTAAGAGCAATTATAACCACCTACATGACATCTATCTAATGCAGGACCTGATGTCATTAAAGCTCTCATGCTAGGCATTACACGTTGTTCAAGAACTGCTTCTTCTAATTCTTCACGTAGTGAATCTTCAAGTGTATAGTTACATGTCTTTTTTAAATGTGTTGTCATATAATCAAAGTAACGTGCGACTGTTTCACCCCATGTCTCACGTCTTTGTTCATCTTCTTTCCATCTTGCGTAGCGAGACAGAGCTATAAAGTTTTGATAATCTGTGGGTAGATAATTATTCATTTAGTTCTCCTGTATTGTTTTTATATTTCTAATAGTTGTACCACCTACATCATAAAAGTATTCACGTATACCCTCTTCTATCTCTTCTGCTACATTTTCATCAGCAGGAACAGGATATTCTTCTGGGTCTACATCTATTGTAATGAATACTTTAACTCTCATTTGGCTCTCGCCCCTCTAGCTGATTGATACGCATATCAATATATCTTTTTGCTTTTTCTAAATCAGTTATTTCATCTGTATCAGTTTTGTATCCTGCTCTCATTATATACTTAACAACATTACCCATCCAAAAAGGTAACTCGTTATGCATTATAAATGATACAGGTTCAATAGCATAACGCTCATAGTGTTTAGGATTTGTAATTACATCTGATTGTTCCATAGCTTGTTTCATATACTCCTCATGTCTTATCTGGTCACTCATTATGCACTTCCTTTAGTCTTTGTTCCGAATGATATAGTAACAACATTATCTTTTCTGTCAAGAACTTTACCTCTATCATCTGGTTTAAAATCAATTACATTGTCTTCTTCATCCATCACGTAGTCATGTGCTAGTTCTCTTAGCTCTGAGGAGAACTCCATGATAGGAACAGAAGCGCATATCATTTTAGCAAAATGCATTATGCTACCATAGTCATCGTCATCCAAAGGATTGTTTCCTGATACCATTATAGTCAATTGAATATCACCTGCCCACTTACCATTTTTTAATATAGTAGGTCTAATATTTATATTAAAGTCTTCATCACGCAAACATTTTGATATGTTTTCTATTGTCATTTATATTTCCTTTTTACTTTTGTTCCAGAAAACTTAATGAACTTAGCATGTTTATTCTTTCCTTTTTCTTTAAGCCAATCTTCTGGAATTATTCTATCATAGTATCTAAACTCATATCGTATACACCACTCAGCATAAGTAGACTTAGCACCCTTACGTAGCTTACGTCTACTGTTTTCAAATACAAATCTAATATCAAGATGGGGATGTTGCTTCTGTATTGCAAGATGCTTGCGTCTATCTGACGCAGTAAACATCCCCTTTGTCTCAATAATTATACCGTTGCTTAACACGAAGTCTGGTGTATAGGTACGATAAGCTAAATCTTCCCACTCTATCTTGAGTTTTTCATACTCATATTTGACTTTTAATTCATCGAGATATACAGATAGTTTGTATTCTAAACCACTCCTATACCCATACTTACGTGCCGCACGGAACTGTTTAAAGTTATGAGCCAAAGTTTCTCCAGTTTCCTAGAGGTATAGGATTAAACTGTTTGTAACCCATAGAACGAAGCTCTTCTTGAATAAGTTTGTCAGCTTCTTGCCTAGCCTGTAAAGCAGAACGCAAACCTGACATTCGTTTATCTTGATATTCCTTACGTAAGTTTCTTAGTTCTTCCTCTTTAAGTTTTATTTCTTCAGCTAACTGTTCTAACTCTTCCATTATCTATACTCCTCTGTTAGTTCGACATAGTTAATAATTTTTGGTGAACGTGCCTGTGATTTAACAGCAGGTAACTCTTTTAGAGTAGACCAACAGTCGTAACGATAAGAACAGAATCCGCAATGTGTGTTCAATACTTTGTTGCCTGTAGGTTTACCTCTAAACATTTCAGGTTCAGCTTCAAAGCAACGCTTGAATACATTTTCTTCGACTGTTTTGCAAGTCTCTTCTATCTTATTTACTTCCGTATCAACATCAATGCCATCTGCAGGTACATATTTAAAGTTTCCTGTGGCTTTGTTAACAACCCACCAACCACCTGCACGTTTACCAGATGCCTTTGCATATCCTGCAAGCTGTGCAATATATCCAAAAGCGTCACTCTCTTTCAGAGTGTTAAAAGATTCAAACTTATTTGTATAAGACCAGTTGGATGCTGACTTAATATCATCAACTGCATCATCGATTACAATATCATATGTACCACTAATAGATGCATTACCTAGTTCTAATACAACACTATCTGAGTCCTCATACTTAATACCAGCTTCTTTTAATAAGCCTTTGAAGACAGCTTCAACGATGTCTCCAATCATCATGTTCATTACAAATGTGGTAGGAAGAGGCACACCAACTTCGGGTTTGTTTTTATCATACCAAAGTTGGCATGTCGCTCTACCCACATTAGACATACGAAGTTTAAAGTCGCTTCTGTTTTTTAGTCCACCAAACTGACGATGCAAAGCTTCTTGTATATCTTTCGCAACTTGATTTATTGTATCCTCAGACATAGAAGATGTACCTTTAACAGCATCTTCCATATACTGATGGACAGCCAGTTCAGCAGGATGTTTCATTAAGCTACTTCCTCTTCATCTATGTCCACTAAGTTATCTACAATATCAGCTTCATCTTCATCTACCCGACTGTTTGTTTTCTCTTGCCAAGCATTTGCTATGTAACCATTGTAGTTATCAATCCATGCCATGAAGTCTCCAAACATGGTTTGTTCTTTATCTGTAAGCTTTAGTGTATTACTAATGTCTAAAGATACAACAGGAAGATAAAAGCTATTACCGTTAGGTAACTTACGCTGTTCAGTATTTGCTGTTATTAAATGTTGAACAGGCAGTCTTTGCATCTTAGCAAGTTGCGTAAAGCTACCACCAACAGTTTTAAAAGCATCTCTGTTATCTATCTCCCATATGAAAGGTGTTTCTTTTATACTGACTTCATCACCTTTATTATTTACAGGCTCAGTTAACTTGACTGTTCCAAGCACTACCCTAACACGTTTAATCTGCTTGATTAACTCTTGTGTCTTTTCAGGTAAAGCTTTAAAGTCTTGAACATATCCTGCAGGTTTACCGCAGTTAAAACCACCATCATTATCTTTTAAATCTACATCTAAAGTATCATGCATGATAGTCTTTACATAGCGGTTAGGTTGTTCGCCCATACCTTTAATAAACCTTTTATACATAAGTCGTTGCATGTATGGACGTATCACAATAGAAGAAGAGTAGTAGGTATCACCGTCAGGTATCTCTAACTTATACGTTCCACCCTGCACTGCTTCTGCTGTAATTTTTTTACCATTAACTTCCACCTCACCCATAACAGGTGAGTGGTTTATTCTAAGTCTAGCTAACGAACTTGACTTAGCCTTGGTTTGTACTTCGTTTGCTATGCCCATAGCTTTAGCCATAGCTGCATAATTATTTGTATCTATTGTTGTCAATTGTGACATATATTATACTCCATTAATTTAAAAAGTTTGATAGTTATATCAGGATACATCCTTCGTGTCAAGCCAATTATTACCTATTTTTGCTTCTAATAATAATGGTACATTAAATTTAATATCCCACTCTTGCTCTATTAAATAAGGCAGTTCTTTATTAGTCGCATGTATAATGTATATCACTTGTTTCTCCTCGTCTGGATGCACGTCAATTACTATACTATCATGTACTGTATTTACTATACACGATTTCATATTAGAAAGCAAGCGTTCTATATACATTAATGCAATTGGAACTATATCAGCTGTAGCAAAAGACTGCACAGGATAGTTCTTTATCTGTGTAAAATGCGATACTCTACCATTATGTTTGCGTTCAACATTAGGAAATGCAAATTGTCTACCTGATGGTGTTGTAATCATGCCAGTATTTATAGCTTCTTTAGCCAATCTGGAGTGCCATGATGCGACTCCTTTGTATTTTTCTGTGAAGTGTTCGTAGTACGCACTCTCTTCTCTAGTTCTTCCATATCCAGTTGCGCCATATAACGGAGCAAACGTATGAGCCTTTGCATCTTGACGGCTGGTCTTTTGACCTGCATCAGTAATAACTTTGGCAGTGTAACTATGAACATCAAAACCTGTCTTAACTTCTTCAATTGCTACCTCGTCTTGTGAAAGAAAAGCTGCGGCACGGAACTCCAACTGTGCAAAGTCTGCTTCCATTATCTTACCTTTGTCAAATCTTGATATGAAAACTTTCTTTACAGGAAACGTACCGCCACGTGGCATGTTCTGCATGTTAGGATTAGCACCAGACAGTCTTCCTGTTGCTGTTCTGTGTTGCATTAAACTAACATGTAACATGCCATCCATTTTGGTATGCGTTTTTATTCCATCAACAAAGGATGACAGGTAGGTATCAAGTGCGCTAAGTCTTCGCACCATAACTAAAAAGTCTACAGCATCTGTCATGCCTTTTGCTTTAGCTGACTTTTCTAATATTTCTAAATTTATTTTGCTAGTAGAAAACCCATTAGCACTTGCCCATTTGGGTGTTGGTGGCTTGAACTTGAGTCCTGCTCTGTCGTTTGTCTCTTTGAATAAGAACCCCTTCGTGTCACAGATTTGACACTTGTTTTTTCTTGCGTAGGGATTGCCATCTTTCTTAAACTTTTGAACATATCCTTCTCCTTTACATTCATAACATTTTTCTGCTTTTGTTTTATACAAAACAGAAGTGTGACTTTGTATTAGACTTCTGAATAAACTTTCTTCCATATAATTATCTATACAATTTGCCCACTCTGTTTTGTCAGTGACTCTCCTACCATATATAACCCAAGATAGTTGCTCTGGACTATTGAGATTGATAGGAGTGTCACCCATTAATTTATTTACATGTATACTTAGTTTTGATTCTAGTTCTAGTTTCTCCTTTTCAAATTCTTTTTTAACTTCATCTAACTTAGATAGGTCTACCTTGAATCCTGTATGATATATCTTAGCTAATGATACAGCGACTTTGTTAGTCAATAAAACTGTAGACATCAAACTAGAATCCATCTGTGTATTCAGTCTTGCATATAACCTATCTGCTAATTGTTGAGTAGCATGTAAGTCTGACGAAAGATACTCAGACAGTTCAACCCAAGGAATATCACGAGTAGTATAACCCTTCGCAAAGTATTCTTTTAATGTATCTTCTTTTCTAGTATCTAACTCATACCTATTCGCACATGCTTCTAATGACAAAGGTTCTTTTATTCCCCTTTGTAGTACATACTCAACAAGCATCGTATCAAACACCGCACCATCATACTTGAAGCCAGACTCCCACAACCAAACTAAATCATAGGCAATGTTGTGTCCTATCAATATAGTTGCTTTATCTAACCACTCTTGTACCTGCTCATGTGCATTAGGTATTGGAGTAATCTCACTATGGTCAAATGTAACACGTCTTTCTAAACCTGTATCTGTTAACATTCCTACCATAGTTAAAGAATTAGTAGGCTCAAAGGGGTCAAGATGCATCTTGCCATCTCTTTGTGTTACTGTATTCTCTACATCAAGTGTTAACTTCATCCTGTATACCTCGCTGTCTGATATTCTAAGTCACAGTGTACCACACCATGCCATCCTGTCAACTTATTTTTTACTACATTTAAATGTCGTTGTGTATCTTCCTCTTCTTGTCCATCAGCCACAGGGTTCTTGGCAATCAATAGCATTAGGTCAGCTTCTGCAGCTTTTCCTGTTCGACTGCCTTCCATCATAGACTGATTGAGAAGAACCTTACCCTCTGCATCAGCAGATAACTGAGACATATAAAACATGGCACAATCATGTTGCTTGGCAATCATACGAGCATGTATTGCGTTTGCTTTGAGTGCTTCATCTGCTCTTGCAAAACCTGCAGTCTTAGCAAACTTGTCTCCCATATCTAGTAATACTATATCAGGTTTGTATGTTTTGCATATGCTCTCGACCCATGCCATGTCACGTCCTGTTGCATCCTTAATCTTTATTCTTTCTTTGACAGGTGCATATAAATCTCTTGCTTTAGATGGGTTCTGCTTTATCTCTCGCATCGTCATACCTGTGGCGGCAGTTAGATATCTTGAACCTACCCTGTGATATCCCTCTTCATTACATAGGATAATACAGTTTGCACCCTGATGAGCAAAGCCATTGGGAGATGCTATTAGACTAGCATGAAAGGAAGTCTTACCTGTATTTGGTCTAGCACCTATCTCAATCAGATGTCCAGAGTTTACACCCTCTAACTTACGAGTAAGGCAGGGTATATTGAATGTCCACCTAGCTTCTAAGTCTGCTTTAGCCAACAAAGTATCTATCTCAATGTCATCCCACTCAACCTGTAAGTTAGGTGTGAAGTCATCACCATACTGTTCTAATAACATACGCAAAGGCTCAAGACTAGACTTGTCACCATTGACATAATCAAATCCTAAGTTTGCAATGTCCTCTCCAATGACTTGCTGAAACAGTTTAGATAGAACCTCTTGGGATACATCGCTACCCATAGGCTGTTCTTTCTTTATCTGTGCAAACAAAGCTGAGTAAGCTTGCTTCTGTGCAGTAGTCATGGATGGATTGTTTGCCATGAACAGTGCTTCAATCTCGTCTGGATTGACTGTCCTCTCATATCTAGTCATGGCATTGTCGATAGCTTGCTTTATCTTGCGAACATCTTTACTAAACAATCTATCTGGACAACGTGCGCCACGATGGTCATCATAGAATGACCTGTCCATCAGGCTACGTATTAAAGATAATTCCATTATGTTACTCCTGTGTTGTTCAAGTTTTGTATATCGATAGGGTTACGATATTTCAAGTCATCTGTCAACCTTAGTACCTTTACTGTATTAACATGACCTCTTAGTTCCTTTGCAATAGCTAGTGTCTTGGGTAATGCGTCTGGGTCTAAGGCAATTATAGCTGTAGAGAACTGTGAAAGATACCTCTTGTGTGCTTCTTGCAGTGAAGTACCCAACACAGCTACCCCAACAAAAACCTCACTGCCTACAACTGCGGCACTCACACAGTCCTCAACAACTACAGCTACCTTACCATACCCAAAAGAATAAGGCAAGCTATTTTTTCCATATCTTTTCCATTTAGGTAACTTTTTTCCTATCGTTCTACCTGTTGCATCAATGACCTTGCCATCATGTACAATAGGAAACACAACTCTGTCTTCCTTCACATCGTACATAACCTCGTGTCGCATGTGAGTTATGCCCCACCTGTGTAGAAAGTTGAGTCCATCTCTTCTATCTCTGATTGGTACGATGTAATCAGGTAGAATAAAATCTACATCATTAGCTACGTTTTCAGCACCAGAGAAGCCCTTCCGTATGTCATCGATAGACATATGCACACGAGTACCACCAGAGACAGTACACGAGGCTTTATAGCAATTCCATACAAGTGAACCCATATTGTTAGTGATTGTGAAAGTCTTGTAACCATTACAAGCAGGACAATTCATTCTCTTTGTTTCTCCTACACTTATATCTATATCACTTATATGTTTATATATATTATACATGTATATCACTTTCCTTTTCGGCACTTGTAATGCTTTTATCATGGTTTTTTCTCTGTGTCAAGGCATAATTTGCACTTGACAAAGTATTTTTCATGTATGGTTTTACTGATTGAGGATGTGAGTGTCCTGTAACCGCCATCACTTGTCCTAATCCGACACCAGCAGATAGCATTTCAGTTGTACCTGTCCTACGTAAGTCCATCATGCGTAATGTGTCAGGCAATCCTGCCATATTCATCAGCCTACGTCCTACTTTAGACAGTAATTCCATATCATAGGGTACATACACACCATTCTTGGGCTTGTAGTAGGGTGCAACGTACTCTTGAAAGCCAAAGTCTTGGTGTTGCTGACTAAGCATGTCAAATAAATCGTCTTCGATAGGTAGATGCACCTCTGCTCTACGCTTAGATTGTTCTATACTGAGTGTTTGATTGTCAAAGTTTATACTATCCCATGTCAACATTCTTATGTCACCAAGACGCTGACACCACTCGTATGTCATTTGAAATATCAATCCCACATTTCTGTACTCAAAATCGGAGTATGCAATGTCAAGAAATTTTGTTATATTTTCTTTTGTCCAAACTATTTTTCTCTGTTGTGGTGTCTCCTTCTTAATACGTGAGAATGGGTTCACCTCACAATACCCTGTATTTATTGCATAATTGTAGACCATACTCATAGCACTACAAATATGATTAGCCATGTGTACACCTCTTGTTAACCACTCCTGATAGGCACGATTAGCCATGACAGCAGAGATATTTTTTATATCCACCTTCGACAACTGATAATTATTTATACAAGTAGATAAAGCTGTGTCAATAAATTGTTTATACTGTAACTGTGTCTTGTGTTTTAGTTTAATATAGTAGTAAGACTGATAGTAAACTGCTACCACCTGATACAAAGTTCTTGGTACGTTTTGTCTCGCTTGTCTTTCCATCTCTTGATGCTCAGATATTATATTATTTAGTTCTTTGGCACGAGCAAAGGCAGGTTTACTCATACTGCCCAAGCTCTCTCTCTGTACCAAACCTAACTCAATATATTTTTGAGGTGGATTAAAACGATAAAACCTAGTACCATCAGCATACTTTTGTGATTGTGTATATCTAGGTAAGTTTGTCATTTAAGCTACTAACTCCTTAAAATATTTGCTTTCTGTCCATTGAAGAACCTCATGCTCACGCTTAAACATAGACTCTGATGCAGTATCGTTGCCTGTGTTACGCAACTTGAAACCATTACGCTCGTCTGCGTAGGTTGCATAGTTTGTAAAGGCAGAGTACAATGCCCAACCATTGTGTCCACGTCTGGATGTTTCTTGAAAGTACAACTGCATCATCTTCTCTACTCTCTTGTCTGACTTGAATAGCTTTTCAAGCATAGCTTTCACATCACCTGACCATAAAGTTTTGTTAGCTAGTACCTGTAGTCTACGTGCATAATTTTGAAATGAGTGTTCTGAGTTTCTCAAGTCCTGTATGAACCTGTCCATGCTAAAGTTAGATGTGTTCTTGCGTCTAACCTTGTCATGTTCTCCTCGTATCTGTCCATTTGTACAGAAGAAATCTATCGCACCAAAGTAGGCTTGATTAGAACAACTACCATCCACACCACGCAATGCTATTATGCGTTGTGCTATCGTGGTAGAGTGCTTGTCTGTTGTGATGTCTGTCTTTACATTTGGCAATGTGATGTCCATCAAAGCCCAAGCATTGTTATGTGAATCCTTCCACGTAACCTTTGCATCACGTGTTTGGTGAGGTTCAAGTGTATTGAGTATCTCCTCTTGAACTTGTGTAAAGAATTTTGTATGTCCTATCGCAGGAAAGGCATCACCTACTATACCGATGTATTCTCCTGTGTTTTGATTGATGACATACTTCTTACCCCTAAACTTGGTAGGCTCATGCACTACCTCAAAGTCTAGGTTCTGTGGTATTGGGTCTATTACATTTGTAAAATCAAGTGGCATATTCATTCTCCTTTTCTGCAACTGATATTGTTTTATATAACCATTGTGGCATATTACGTCCATGATTGTATCGTGCAAAGCTTAACTTGTCAACCCTGTAGAAGGCACGATAGGCTTCTATTGGGTAATCTTCATCTGTCTTGAGGTCATCGTGTCCACTAAAACATTGTGGATGTGGTGTCATGTCACCCTCTGGTATAAACTTTTTAGCATACAATAAGTGTTGTGGTCTTGCGTTCACATTAGTTGTGCTAGGATTACCTGCGCCATGCCATTTGTCATACCTGTAGTGATACTCGCATAGCATAGCCGTATAAAGATTAAAAGAGAAAATAAAGTTAGCCCTAGTCTTCATTGCCCACAAGGTACATGGGTGCTTTTGATGCACAGGTTTATACAATTCATGTTCGGCTGCATACTCTGGTGCATGATGCCATATGCTAGTGCATAACATCTGTGCTTCTTCTAGTGGCATCTTGACAACATGTTTGTCACACAGTGACTTAGCTATGCTGTCTACATCTTCTTCTATAAGAAATCTATTCATGTTCTCCACCTCTTCCTCTGCCAAGTCCACCAAAGTATTGTGGTCTACGCTTGGCTGTTTCAAACACACCAACAGTTATAAATATTCCTGCGAGTAATAGTGTGTGTATGATTGCACTAATGCCAAAGGCTACGATAGAACCTAGATACATACTGAATATGATACACCACATCCACGCTAACACCTGCATAATCATGTGACGTGTGTTGATGTCAGGTATATTAGATAGTGGATTCTTTGTACTATCCATAATTAGATTATATATTTTTATCATAAGAACTTATCTCCAAATGCTATTAAGGTTAAGTAAAATCCAAAGGCAAACACAGACATGATAACAAACCTAAGTACGTTATCCATGAATGGGTCTGTCATCTCATCTTTGTTCATCCAAAAGGTTAGTATTCTTTTAATCCATTCAATCATCTTTTACATCTCCTATAAATGTAATTGTAATCGTACCATCCATGTCAAAACGATATTTGTATTTACATGGACACTTCTTTAACCAAGCAAATAACTTATCAAGTGTTTCTCTATCCATTACTTAATTCCTTTATTTTCGGATACGAACATGAAACCACCACCATTGCCCTCTTCATCCTTAGACACTTCTATACGCAATGTTGGATGTCCTGCTTTGTGTAGTATAAAATTAGCAAAACCATCCTCGCCTACACCGTCAGTATCTTTCATACCGTCAAACTTACTTATAGTATATCCCTCAAGTTGTCCATAGTATTCTTGAAACCACTTCTCTCGCTTTTCCATTATGTCTGTCATCATTTAACTCCTTTCAGTATATGTGCTATCACGTCAACTGTAAAGCCATTGCCTAGCATCTTGTATCGTTGCGTGTTGGACACATGGTTGGTGTAGTTGTCTGGCAATGTCTGTAATCTCTCGCACTCAATCGGTGTCAGCTTGCGCCATTGTAACTCAGACACATCAACTGCTACATTGTCCTTCTGTACTGTGGTCAGACTGTTGGTCTTGCCATCCATGCGTACCTCTAAGCGTTGA